GCCGCTCGGCGTGAAGCCGATGGCCTACCAGACCAACGCCTGGACCTACTCGGTCACCCCGCTCGGCGCTGTGCCGGACGCTGGCTGATCTCAGTCCATCTGATCCACCCCGGTGTGCAAGTGAGTGCGGACCCGCTTGCACACCGGGGGCTCCACCGTGAGCCCACAACCACAGGTCCGCATCCCCTTCCCGCAAGTCCCACCAACACTGGAGGTCCGCAACCCCATGGCCAGCTTCTCTCTCGATGACATCCGTTCTGCCGCTGAGGCCAAGTACGGTTCCACCGACATCGCGTTCGGCGACGACGTCTGCCGACTGCTCAACCCGCTCCGTCTGCCGAAGGCCAAGCGGAACGAGCTCATCAACATCCAGAGCAAGCTCGACGGAGAGGACGTCGACCAGGAGGCAGTGCTGGCTGACGCCATCCGCCTGGTCGCCGAGTCCGACAAGGCTGCCGACAAGCTGCTCGCTGCCATCGGGGACGACCTCGCTGTGCTGGCCCAGATCTTCGAGACCTACGGCGAGGGGACTCAGGCGGGGGAAGCCTGAGCCTCGCCCGGCTCGTAGACGACTACGGCGAAGGGCTCTACCCCGACCTGCTGCACTACTACGGAGTTGACCTCCGAGAGGTGATCGCAGGTCGGGGTCCTTCTCCGTCTCTCGTCCTCTTGCTGGTGCAGAGGCTGCCGGACACATCACTCACCATCGCCCTCGCGTCGGGCGGCAGGGAGCACTTCGGCTGGGGCATGGACAGACACATGACCGCCGACCTGTACGACGCGCTGAACCAGAACACGCGGGCGACTGGTCAGTGGGGGAAGAAGGGTGCGCCCAAGCTCCCCGAGTACCCGCGACCCAAGGCCAAGAAGGACAAGAGCGAGAAGAAGTTCAAGTCCGTGGCCGACATCTACAAGGCGTTCTCCAGGAGGTAGCAAGTGGCAGGTTCACCAGGCGGGCAGGTGATCGGGCGAGTCTCGGTCAAGGTCTTGCCGGACACCTCCGACTTCCGGCGAGAAGCTGAGAAGGCTCTCAACAAGATCGAGAAGACGCTGAAGCTCACGGTCGCCACCAAGGTGGACATGAGCGGTGCGTCGCGAGAGTTCCTGGAGGAGTTGCGCAAGATCAACCAGCGCAACCGGAACATGGACTCTCGGAAGATCCGGTTCCACACGATGATCTCGACGGACGGCATGACCGAGGCGATCACTGTCGCCCGTCGCCGTCTTCAGCAGAAGGCTGACCAGAACAAGATCCAGTTCAAGGTGGACGGCGCTGAGGTAACTGGCGCAGTCAAGCTGGAGCTGGACCAGTCCGCAGCGGACAAGACCGCGCACGACCTTCGGAAGTGGGCTGACAACCACAGCCCGCTGAAGATCAAGGTCGAGCCGGACTGGAGCTCCACTGGGGCTGCTGTCACCTCTGCTCGCATGGCCGTACTCACTCGGCCTCGCACTGTGTCGATCATCCCGGACCTGAACAACGCTGCCGTCGCGAAGGTGGGGACGGCTCTGGCCGCTCTGTCTGGTGCTCGCGTCGTCACCGAGATGTTCGATGAGCTGGGCAAGACTCTGAGCAACCTCGACAAGTCCGTGCCGATCATCGGCACTCTCGCGACGGCCATGGCCGGACTCGCAGGGTTCGGACTCACGGCAGCGAGCAACCTGTTCGCCTTGTCGTCGTCGCTTGCGCAGATCGGCCCAGCAGCCCTCCTGCTTCCCGGCTTGTTCGGTGGTCTCGCAGTAGGACTCGGCGCTTCGTTCGCCGCGTTCAAGGACTTCAACAAGGTTCTGCCCGAGGTGAAGACTCAGCTCTCCGCCTTGCAGAACACCATCTCCTCGAACTTCTGGGAGAAGGCCAAGGCTCCGATCAAGGACCTGGTCGACGGGCTTCTGCCCAAGCTGTCCGCAGGGTTCGCGAAGACGTCGACTCAGCTCGGCGGCTTCTTCGGATCGCTCGCGACGAACCTGAAGGGCGCGCTCGACCCGGCGCTCAACCAGATGTTCACCGACCTGTCCGACTCGATCAAGATCACGACTGACCACACCGGCTCGATGGCCAACATCATCGCCGTGCTGGGCAAGGTGGGTACCTCGTACCTGCCCGAGCTCGCTCGCTGGTTCGGCACCCTGACCGACCGCTTCTCGAACTTCCTCACCAAGAGCGAAGGCAACGGGAAGCTGGCGGACTGGATCGACGTCGCCATCCAGAACCTGAAGGAACTGGGCGGGGTCATCTCGAACCTGTTCGGCATCTTCGCTGGTCTGGGTCGCGCTGCTCAGCAGGCCGGTGGCTCCACCCTCGCAATGCTGAACGACACGCTGAAGGGCATCCACGACACGGTCGACAGCCCGGCGTTCCAGTCTGGTCTGGTTGATGTGTTCAAGGCGGCTCACACCGCGATGAACACCCTGGCCACCACGTCCGGTCCGGCAGTCAAGAACCTGTTCCTGGAGCTGGGCAAGACGCTGACCACGGTTCTGCCGCAGGTTGGCCAGATCCTTGGCACTGCACTGAAGGCCGTCTCTGACGCGCTGGCTCAGCCCGCTGTGCAGCAGGGCATCAAGGCTGCCTTCGACGGCATCCTCGTCGCGGTCAACGCCCTCGCTCCCGCGATGGGTCCTGTGGGTCAGGCGCTCGGCGCACTGATGCAGGTCGTCGGCACGATGCTGAAGGCGTTCGGTCCTCTGATCGCTGCGGTCCTCACCCCGCTGGCTGGCGCGTTCGCCCAGCTCGCACCGATGATCCAGCCGGTCATCACCTTGCTGTCCGGGGCTCTGCTTCAGGCAGTACAGATGCTGGCTCCGATGCTCCAGCAGCTCGTCCCGATCATCGGCCAGGCTCTGGGTAGTGCCTTCGCGGCACTGGCTCCGCTCCTGCCTCAGATCGCTGCGGCGATGGGTCAGATGCTCTCGGCGGTCATGCCGCTCGTCGGCATCCTGATCAGCTCGCTGGCTCCGATCCTCCCGCTCATCGCTCAACTGTTCACCCAGATCTACACGGCTGTCGCTCCGCTGGTCGTCGCCCTGGCTTCGGCCCTGGCTCCGATCCTGCCGATCCTGTCGGCTGCACTCCAGACGATCATCGCTGCACTCCAGCCGGTCGTCGCCGTCCTGCTCCAGATCGTGACTGCGGTCATCGCGCCGCTCCTCCCGATGCTGAGCCAGGTCGTCCAGGCGATCCTTCCGCCCCTGGCGGACGCGATCCAGCGAGTGCTCCAGGCGATCATGCCGGTGCTTCAGGCGCTGCTCGCAGTCGTCAACTTCCTGATGCCGATCCTGGTCCCGGTTCTCCAGTTCATCATCACGATCCTGGCGAACACCCTGGTCGACGCGGTCAACGCTGTCGCCGAGGTCTTCGAGGGTCTGGTCGGAATCGTCCAGGGTGCCTGGAACATCATCGTCGGCGTACTCCAGATCGCCTGGGGTCTCATCCTCGCGCTGTTCGGCAAGGGCACCGGCACTCTGAAGGACGGCTGGTCGAAGCTCTGGCACGGGATCTGGGACCTGGTCCACGGCATCTGGGACGTCATCCTCGGTGCCTTCCGGATCTTCCTCGACGTCGGCATCCTTGGCACCGCCAAGAAGATCCTGGCCTCGATCAAGGGTCTGTGGCAGGCAGCCTGGGGTGGCATCCGCATGGCGGGTGTCGTCATCTGGGATGCGATCAAGGGTTCGTTCTCCAGCTTCGGCAGCACGCTGCGCGGTGTCGGCTCCTCGCTGATGTCCGGTCTTCGCGGCCTGTTCTCGTCCGGCTGGTCCTCGGTCAAGGGAGTCTTCACCTCTGCGTGGAGCTCGCTGAAGTCGGCTGTGTCGACGGGCATCTCGTCCTGCATCACGCTGGTGAAGTCGCTGCCCGGCAAGGCGAAGTCGGCCCTCGGGTCGATGGGCTCCGTGCTGATCGGCGCGGGCAAGGCTCTGATCTCCGGTCTGATCTCGGGCATCAGCTCGATGTTCGGTTCGGTCAAGAGCAAGCTCGGTGACCTGACCAGCAAGCTGACCGACTGGAAGGGTCCTCTCCCCAAGGACAAGGTCCTTCTCTACAACGCCGGTGTCGTGATCATCAAGGGTCTGATCAAGGGCCTGGAGTCCCAGTTCGACAACGTCAAGAAGTCCCTCTCGGGACTGACCGACATGATCGGCAAGGCCAAGCTCAGCAAGGGTCTGACGACTCACCTGAAGGCTCAGCAGAAGCAGCTCACCACGCTGCTCAACTCCTGGGACTCGATCAACACCAAGCTGGACGCTGCACAGAAGAAGCTCGCGGACCTGAAGACTGCGAAGTCGGACTACGCCGCGAGCGTCGCCCAGAAGATCGTTGACGCGGCCAACGTCACGAACATGGACGGCGGCTTCGCCGGGATCATCACCTCGATGAAGATGCAGGTCGAACAGGCCAAGCACTTCGCGGACGTCCTGAAGAAGCTGAAGTCCCTGGGCCTGAACCAGGAGATGTTCGACCAGCTCGCGCAGGCTGGACCCGAGGCTGGCATGGCTGCGGCTGAGGCTCTGGCCAACGCTGGCAAGGCGGGCGTCAACCAGGTCAACGACCTGGAGAAGCAGCTCCAGTCTGCCGCTGGCAAGGTCGGAGCTACGGCTTCGCAGGTGATGTACGACAACGGCATCCACATGGCGGAGGGCCTGGTCAAGGGCCTTCAGGCGCAGGCCAACACCATCGAGAAGCAGATGCTGAAGATCGCCGAGTCGATGACGAACGCGATCAAGAAGGCGCTGGGCATCCACTCCCCCTCGCGGGTGATGAAGGCCATCGGTGTGTGGGTCGGCAAGGGCCTGAGCGGTGGTCTCGACAAGTCGAGCTCTGCCGTCCTGGCCTCCATGAAGTCGTTGGCGTCCAACGTCTCTGGCTACGACATCCAGCCGCCTGCGGTGGCTCAGCTCGACGTCTCGTCGGCGGTCGCTTCGGCGGTTGACGGCGGCACGGCTGGCGGTGTCACGAAGGTACTCAACTACTACGCGGCTCCGGGC